TCTGCCAGAAGTTCCATTTACTGCTGAACCTGCTGATGCCCATGCAGATCCATTATATACTCTCATTTCATTTGCAGTGGTATCAAAATATAATGCACCTGTGATTAACGCATCTCCATCATTATCTACTGTTGGTGCTGAACTCTTAGCTCCTAAATATCTATCATCAAAACTATCATAACTTGCTGCTGCATTTGTTTCACTAGTTGCTGCTGCAGTTGCTGAGTTACTTGCGTTAGTAGCAGAAGTAGCTGCATTGGTTTCAGAAGTTCCAGCATTTGTCGCACTTGTAGCTGCAGCTGTCGCACTATTAGCCGCATTAGTTTCACTAGTTGCTGCCGCTGTAGCTGAGTTAGCAGCATTTGTTTCGGATGTACCTGCATTAGTCTCTGAGGTTGCTGCATTGGTTGCACTAGTTGCTGCATTAGTGGCTGAAGTTGATGCCTCAGATGCTTTTGTTGTAGCTGTTGTTGCACTCCCACTAGCACTTGTCGCACTAGACGCTGCTGCTGTAGCAGATGTGCTTGCTGCACTAGCTGAGGAACTTGCATTACTCTCAGAAGTAGATGCGTTTGATGCTGAAGTAGCCGCATTAGTCTCTGAGGTTGCTGCATTTGTGGCTGAAGTTGCCGCATTAGTCTCGCTAGTTGCCGCATTTGTAGCCGATGTGGCTGCATTTGTTGCGCTTGTGCTAGCATTAGATGCCTGTGTAGTCGCTGTTGTAGCACTATTAGAGGCATTAGTTGCACTTGTAGCGGCATTGCTCTCTGATGTAGAGGCATTACTTGCACTTGTTGCTGCCGCAGTTGCACTGTTAGCTGCATTTGTTGCTTGTGTAGTTGCAGCTGTTACTTGTGAAGTCGCTGCTGTTTCAACCCATGTCTTTGTAGCTGCATCTTGTGCATCTGTTGGGTCACTTACATTTATAATTCTTTTACTTGTGGCATCCCATTGGAAGTTAACTGCTGATATCTTGATAACATCATCAGCATCATCGATAGCCTCTTGTGCCATGAAAAATGCCTGGTCTGAGTCTGTGTCTAAGTCGCCTTCTGTAAGAACAGAGCCTGACGTATAGTCTACTAGCTTTGTTCCCTGGCTGGTCTTACGAGTAATTTGGATAGCACTCTGGTCTGCAGGTGGACTTGTAAATGTAATTTCTGTCCCTGCTGCATTGTAAGTGAAAGCAGTTGTTACTACACCACCAATGGTTACTGTAATGTCATCTTGGCTACGATAGCTAAACGGCACTGAATAAGTAGTCGTGCTACCGTCACCTGTGTATCTTACGAATGAATTTGCCATAATATCTTCTAAGAAGGGAACTTATCCTTCTTTACTCTCCTTGTATCAATCTTTGTAGTTGCGTTTCTCTTGCTTCCTTTTTCTTTCTTTTAATTTCTAACTGTTTATCTATACGCCCTTGTCTAATTTCAGGGAATATATTTTCTTTAATTACTTTATCTCTTGCTTCACGTCTGTATTTGTTATAAACACTACGTAAATACTCAAATTGTCCACCTTCACCTTCACCTGCATAAAGTTTATTGAATTCACTACGAGGATTAGTAATGCTCCACTCAACATACTCTCTAAGAGTCATCTGTCTTCCAACATCACGTTGATAAAGTTTAATCTTACCACTTTCTTGCCACATATAATTGTAAGCACTTTGCCCTTTCTCATTTTTAATATAACGTAAATCTAAATCAGACTTCCTATCTGAGAACACAGGTGCATTTATAGTGAACCCACTTTCCTCAAAGTATCTATTAGTGACAGTATCTTTAAATTTTGTATATGCAAATGGTGTAGAAGGTAAATCAACAGGTAGTGTAGCAAAACCTAAACCACCTACTGGAAGTATCATCCTACCTTTAGGACGAGGTACAGGTGTACCAAATGAATCTAGTTTAGCATCTACTGCTGCAGTCCCAGGTGTTAACCTTCTTAGCTGGTCTACATAGCCCCATAGTTGCTGTGTGTGGTCAACAGTAACTCTATCTGCATACCTTAAGAATCCTGACAGTGGTACAGCTTTTTGTGTAAACTGTGCTGCAACTGATGCAAGTTTTCTTTCAGGTGAATATGACAGAGCTAGGCCTGGTCCAAGGAATGTATCTATTATATCAACAATTCCTTTCGTATAAAATTTAGAAGTAAAGTTTCTATATAAACTCATGAAAACTCCCATACCTGCTTCCATCAGTTTGTCCACTGTTTCTTCGTTAAGACCTACGCCTTCCATTTCAAAATCCTGTATAATCTGCACAATATCTGCTGCAATCATAAAAGGAGTAAACAAAGGGTCTAATCTGTTAAGACTAACAAACCCATCAGATGTTCTATATGAGTATGGTTGCCACAGTCCTTCTTTTTCTCGGAACTCATTGACTCTGTAATCTCTTGAACCACCACCTGTAGTCTTACCCATTAAAGCAAGTCCAATACCTGCCACCCAAGTAAGATTACCTAAGTTCATTCTTGCTTTTGCTTCATAAGCCGCTGTTGGATTTACATAGCTTCCATCTTTATTTTTACGAAGCATATATTTCATATCTCTTTGATACTTTCCTAAACTAAATGGTGCGTGCTGAAACACGAAACGAGTTAAGTTACCTGGTGTGTTTACAAAGTGAAGTCCTAAAATTCTTGCCCATTTATAATCACCGCTTAATCCCTGTATAATCTTGGCTGTAGTACCTGTTAAATCTTTACCGTACTCAACTTCACCATAATCATTGATTTTACTTTCTCGATATCCACGCTGCGTAAATGCTACTCTATCTGCGTATACTAAACTGTCGTTATCTGTAAGTCTATCAACAGCTGGTAACTCAGGAAAATCTAATTTGTCTAATGATAAGGCACGTCCACCATACTGTATAATCTGTCCTGATTCATTTCTAACTTCTTTAGAGAAGAAATTTTCCATCAACTCATTGAAACGTTTTTTGTATTGTGGGTCTGCTTTGCCTAGTAATCCAAACTTGTTTTCTAACAATGCAGGATTCTCTTTCATGATAATAGAATTAATTTTAGATGCACTTCTAGCTTTAAATGCTGTTGTTTTAATGAATTCATCTCCAGCCTGTAATGCACGAAGAGGTAAGTTTACGACTTTAGCACCGACATTAATCCCTGCTTGGAGTTTATCTCCAATAACTTGTGGAAGTTTTGATGTAAACTTTTCACCTATTTTTTGTATCACGTGTTCTAACACACGTTGGTTAACATTAATATCATACTTTAATTCAGAGGAACTTAAAAAGTTTCTGTTGTTTTTAAATGAGTTAGCAAAAGCCTGTACACCTTCCTTAAGATAGACCATTGAATACTGCCAAGTTTCTAATGCTTCTCGTCTGTATTTAGCAGATAATTCTTTATCTACCTTACGCATTAAAAAGCCACGTGTATACAATTGTATAGGCTGCCATTGCATTTGAAATAGCCCTGAGGTTATGTTAAGTATATGCGTATCAGGTGAGGACAACAATGCGTTGTTAACCCACGTGGCCCATAAATCTAATGAGTCATAATTCTTAATATCAGTTAATGCAATCTTCATCTGTTCATAGTCAGTAAATTTTGCAACTGTTTCCCAATACTTTTTCTGTGCATTAATATCACCTTCAGCAAGTGCTTTCATGTATGGGTCTGTTGGTTTAAATTTTAATTCTTCTACTTCTGCAAAGATATCTTCTTTTTTAATACCCATGGTTTGCAGGATGTTAGCAATTCGTCCTTTAAACTTCTTAGAGTTAGCAACTAAAGCATCTGATATTCTGCCAAGTTTTGCAGCTTCTTTAGATAGTATGTCAAAATCTGCAGTAGTAATGTCTCCTCTTGAGATTTGAATTGCTAAATCTCGTTTCGCTGTTAAGATAAATTGATTTAGTTTATCTAACGATAGAATGTTTACCGCAATTTCTCTTGCTTCATCTCCCCCTAGTTTACCTTCTAGGGCCTCGATTAATTTTGCAGGATTAGAAATGTCTTTAGTTGATAAACGTTCTATAACTTCTGCACGGTCAAAGTTAGGAGAATTATAATAATCTACATCCGTTGCTACTTGTCGTTCAATAAGCCTGGCTAAGTCAGGTTGCACTTCTTCAGGGAATAGACGAATGTTAAAAGGTAACTTCTCTAATTCATCTGGTTTATATGTACGCCCTGCGACTTCTCCTGGTGTGTCAGGTGTATATTTAGGGTTAAAATGCTGTGACAAATCACCATACAGTTTTAGTATGTAATCATTAGCACTTTCATCAGCTGTTCTTTCAAGAGGTATATGCACTGTGTGATTTAGATATCGTTTATCTACTGCATCAAACAACACTTTACCTGGAGTTTCTTCACTCAATCCTAAATCTTTTAACTTACTAAATGTTTGTATAGTTTCATTTTTCAATGCTTTATTTCTAAATGTAAATGAACCATATCCAAATGCAGCACCTAAAGTAGTACCAAAGCCAAACCCTGCAGCTGTGGCATATAGTGTTTGTTTTAAATCATATTCTGTATCAGGTGAGATTTGTTTATTTATATTTTGTTGTAGTACATCAAATGTTCCTGTGGCTAGACCAGTTATACTGCCTTCTAGCAATGCACTTTTATAGACAGCATTTTTAAGATTCTTTTTAGCATTGTCTTCCGCAATTTCTTTGATTAAGTTTTTGTTGACCTGTTTTGCCGCAATCTTATTCAACCCTTGGTTTAGCAAAGTTCTAAAACCTTGTTTAGCTACTTGTCCACCAACACCCAAAGTAATAAGATTTAATGGGTCCATTAACAATGCTTGTCCCATGTCAACTAACCACGGACCAAAGTCACGATTTGGGTCATTCCAAAAATAAGGTAAATCATTATATATACCCTGAATAAAAGCATACTGTTGTTTACGGCGTAGGTCCATGCCAGTGACATCCCATAAATCAGCACCCATTCCTATAGTGTTGTTGTTAGCCCAGCTTCTATCATTGTAAAATTCTTCAAGAACTTCTGCTGGTTCATAACCTAGGATAGCTTGGTTATTATCTTTGTAGGCTAAAAAGTCTCTGATTTGCTCTATAGTTTCAGGCTCTTTTAATTTTTGCAAAGCTCGTTCCTGCTTTGACAAAGGTTTTAAATAAACTCCATTGCCGTAGTACAACTGAGTGTCTAATGTTTTTTCAGGTACTTCATCACCTAGGATATCGTTCTTTATACCAGCATAATCAACGGCCATTAATTACCACCTTGTTGTAGATTTTGTAAATAAAGTTGATACATTTTTCCTTGCTGTTCATCTGTTAAACCAAAATAATTCTGTAGGTTGTTTAAAACATTTGTGGCATCTTGTAAGTCGCCGCCATATTCTCGTATTAAATAGTCAGCAATTTTTGGAATATATTCATCGTTTAAAAGGAACGTTGCGTCATCAGGGGCGCTAAACATCTCAGTTACACCTGAAGTTAAATCAGGTCGATAGACTTCATCTCGCGTTACACCACCGCCAAAGACATCTTCAATAGTGTTTGGGTCTGTGATACTTTTTGTAAATAAACGGTTTAACCTTGTATCTAAATCTTCTTGTGAAGTTATTTCTGTTACAGGTTCTGGAACTCTATCTTGTGGTTTTACACTATACTTAGTTTCTAAATATGTTTTAACACTATTAATAATCTCTTCTGTAGTTTTACCTTCTACCTGTGCCTTTCCAATTCGATAGATGATTTCATTGGATTCAGCCATTACTGCGTTCATGTGTTCCATTTGGTCTGCAGCAGTCTCACCCCTAGGGATTACACCGCTAATATAATCTATGCTTGTAATCACATCAAAATCTGAACGGTTTGCAACACTAACGAAATTATTTTCTTTCATACCGTTAAACATCTCCAAACCATATGTTTTAATCTGAGTTGTTGTAAGGCCATAACGAGCACCTGTATGTAATAATTCTTGCTCTGAATCAACATCTCCTCTCATAATATCAAGTTGGAATCGTTTTATATCTTCTAACTCAGCACCACCATTATTTTCATTTGCCTGAAGTTTTCCTTTTGGTAAACCAGCTATCTGTAAGAAATTCAATGAGCCAACAGGGTCTGCAGATTGTAATGCTGATGAAATGTTACCATTAATATTCTCTTGTAATTCTATATAAGATTCGCTGTTTTGCGCATTTATTAATTGTTCTAAACGAGTATTTAATTTAACACTAAGAGCCATACCATCTTTTGTATCTGCTAGTCTGCCAACACCTTTAGCTAAATTTCTAGGTGTTTCAAGTAATTCAATTGCTTTTCCCACTTCATCTATGTCCATACTACTTAAAGCGGCTGTGCCAATACTCATCAAACCTGTTGTTATTTGAGTTGGGCTGTAAATATTATTAGTAATACCTTGGTTAAGTATTTCATTGGCTGTATCTACATCATAGTTTTTATACACTTTTACAATGTCACTGTTAATTTTTTCTGTAATACGCTCGGCTTGTAATTCTGCTGCTTTGATTGCATACTTAGATTTAACTTCCTCTATAGCTGCATAATAACTATTACGATAACCTTGTCCTTTGCCTTCAATTTCAGACGAATCTCTTAGGCTAGAGTTAAAGAAGTCATCGAAGTCTTGAGTACCATCATATTGGTCCCAACGTTGTACTACCTTTGCTATGTCATCTGCTGCATCCACTTTTGCATAAAACCTATCTTTGACAGCTTGGGAATACATACTTTCTAATTCAGGTGCTTGTCCTGATTTAATTAATTCATTTACTTTTTCTTCACTAAAGTCAGCACCCAGTTGAGTTTTTAACTCACGTAACTGTGTGACTGCTTTTTGTTGTTTATCACTTATATATGAAGCTCCTACATTTGCTAATACAGGTGAGATACTTTCTAAAGCTTTAACAATCTGGTCCCCTTCAGTAGTCTTTTGTAGACGTCCTACTGTTGGTGCTTGTGATTGAAACCATTTGTATTGTGTGACTGGTGATTTGTAAGCCATGTTATCTCCTATTTTCCTGTTGGTGTTCCTGTTGGATTAAAGTCTGAAAAGAATTTACGATTTTCTCCTGGGATAGTTAAGTAGCCCCCGACTGCTTCTCCAATGCCTAGAGCTAATCCTGTTTTAGAGGCTCTAGTTGGTGGGGTTAATCCTGCATAATTACTAGACAGTTGATTAAATGCTTCTAATTGCTGTCTGTTTAAAGTGTTATAATCTTCGGTGACACTAGCTCTTAAGTCTTGTTCTGCAAATTCAAACTCAAGGCCTAAGTCTTGCACAACTGCACGGGCATTACCTACATTTTGATTTAATGCTTTGGCAATATCTCTACGTCTTGCTGCATCAATTTTCATTTCTTCAATTCGTTCTTGAATAGCGACTTGGTTAGATTCTGTTTGAATACGCTCTAGGTCACGATTGTATCCAATTAGGTATGCTTCTCTAGCTCGTTCCTGCTGTCGTTCAATAGCTGATGCCATAGCATTTTGCTGCTGGAACTGTTTAACAGTTGATAAAACTCGAAACGCTAATAAAGCTTCGCCTACTCCGCACATTATTTATTCACCTCATATGTCATTAAAATAAATGGTATTTTACCATAACCAAAAGACTTAACCTCATAAGTTTCTTTAAAACCTAATATCTTAAGCCACTTGATTGCTTGTTTGTGACGCTTGTCTACAAAATTGTATAGAACTTTATACCCATGTGCTAACTTAGGTACAATTTCTAAACACATTTTTACTACTAAATATTTGTACTTTTTTAATTCATCACTTCCTAGAAACCAGATTACACCGTAACCTTCCATCTCTGCAGGATGTGTTCCAAACATACACATGGGTTCACCCTCAGGGGATAAACCTGTGTAGTTTCTACCACCTTGTTTAGTCAAGGGGTATATAAGAGCCTCTAAGGGAGTGGCTCTATCTGATGCCCAGACTTCCTGTGCATCCATAAAACTCATATTCGGTGCCAACTTATAAGCGTGTCTAGGCTCTGACTTAATTACTTTTAACTTATACTTGTCGTGACCTTCTATGATAATATCCTTCTATCTCTGCACCTGTAATAAAGAATGGCAAGTGCGATGAGCTTTTAACTATTAAAGTATAGTCTGTGTTACGTGCTTGTACAGGTACTCTAAGTGTACCATCGGATACTTGTGGTGTATCTATCTGACCTGAGAATCCGACTATGTAACCATTCATGTACACAATACTAGTGTCACGATTTGTTGGTGTAACTTCTACTTGGAAGTAAGCTGAGTTTCTAAAATCAAATGACACATTACGTATTTGTAATCTACCTGATGTTATAGATATAACTCCACCTGTACTACTTGTTTGTCTAATGTATTGTGGTGACATAGTGTATGCACTTTCATACGGAACACCAATGTATAAACTAGTGTAATTTCCTTCAAGAGTATATGTACTCCCACCTGTGTTTGTTACAGTGTAGTTTGCACCTGTGCTTCTGTTGACAGCTATAAGTCCTGTCTTAGCACCATACGGAGAAGTGAAGGTTGTTAGCCCTGTACCACTGGAATATGTTCCTGTGACTTCATCACGTAAATCTAGGTGTACATTAAAACCAATTGTAGTGTTGGTTGTGTTCTTTAAATCTATTTTACACAGCTTAGTTGTCTGTCCTTCTGCAACAAACAAATACAAGATACTATCGACAGTCATACCACCTAATATCTTTACACCTGTAAATGTCCACGTACTCCATGCTGACTGTACTTTTTGTAAGCCGTCTTTACGGAAATACTTATATACAAATAACTTACTTGCATTGGTAGCTGTGACATCACTGCCTGCAGAATACGGTGCTGTTTGTGTGTCAGCAACATCTGATGTTAAAACAAATAACATATCTTCATTACTATTTGGTATTATCTGATATGCTCTGTTAGGAATATAACTTGCTACATGAAGTGTAATTTCTACACCATCATTTGTTAATGTATCTTCATTAGAAAAGTATTCTCTAACACCTGTAAAGTTTTCTCTCTTCTGTGTGAAGTATGCAAATCTACCTGCTGATACTGGGGTGACAGCATCGTCATGTTCAAAACTAGACACCTCATTTAACACAGCTGTAGTTGGTGCTATGTTACCTTGGGCGCCTGTTAATTTATATTGTGCGGTATCAGAAAAGAGTAACAAAGACTCGTTAAATGATACTGAATTTTTTAGTGTGTTTACTTGTGTACCTGAAGCTGAGATATCAATAACATCTGTATCTAATACCTGTGTTGCTGTAGTTGCAAAGAAGTTAAAGAAGTCAGCGTTGCCTGATAATATCAGGTTTTCCCCTGAGAGAATACCTAATCTATTTTTATAAAATGTTAAGTTCTGTATTGCCTTGCCTACAAAACTAGGGTTTGGATTAGTTGTTGCATCGCCTGCAATTCTATTATCATAAGTTTGTTTTGCAAAAGTAAATGTACCATCATTATTGTTAATTAAAGCATGAGGCATTGTAGTGTCATCTAAGCCAAGAGAAACGCCAGGGCCAAGAGTCTCGTTCCAAATACCATCATAGGTAAATGATACAAAATAATCTGTTAAGTTATCACCTTCACTTCCTGTGACTTGTAATATTACACCACTCTTTGCATAGTAAGGTAAACGAGTAAAGTCTTCTATTTGGTCTCTGATGGCATACATAGCTGTACCACCTGCACCATCTCTAGTTTCTACGGTGTACCCAGAGTCACCATCAGTAGGCTTTCCATAAATAGTGGATGAGTATAGTTCAAATGTAAAATGATTAGTAATATTTGTGGTATTAGCTAGTCCTGTTGATGTACTTGTAGTGGTCAATGTACCACCATTGTTTTCAACAACAGCAATTTCAGCACTTGAAGAACTATTCCAATATGTACTAGAATCTCCATATAATAATAAGTCAGCAATTTTATCTGTGTCTGAAAACTCCGTATCATGGTTTGCATCAGAGCCATCAGGCATCTGAAAGTTAACTTCTATCCAAGTCTGTGTCATGTCAGGGTGTGATAAACGCACACTATATTCTCTACCAAATGCTGCCTGCTTTACGTAAACAAGAAACTCCTCAACTTTTGCAGTACTTGTTGTACTATCTGCAGCAGGAGTAATAGACTTGTTAGCAATAAAAGTGTAATCAGCAATATTAACAAGTTTAAAATCTTCCTTAGGGTTGGTGCTAGCAAGATAGGAAGTGCCGTCTGGAGTTGTGACAGTTTTTTCATTGCCGTCCAAATCATAGACTTTAATCCCACCATTGTAGATTGCCACCATGTACTGATTATCTTCATCTCTTTTAATACTCCATAGTTTTGTTGTGTTAGGAAAAACATTACTAGCATCTAAAGTAGCTACAAACTCTAAAGGTGGACGTTTGCCTAATCCTTCAAGTAAGTTGTTTTCCATATTAACCTGTTCTGTAGCTTGACTAGTCAGACGTTGTGTTGGTGCTTGTTGGCTTACACCATTGTTAAAGTTAGGCAGTGTCTGGGAAACTACAGGCATTAATATCTCCTTCTAGGAACTCTGTTTATAATTGAATAAGTGTTTGCATCACTTGTAAGTATATTGTTATCTTCACTTCTTGAGTCTGCAAGTTTAAATGCTATCATAGCTTCGTTCTCATCTTGTATTGTAAGTGTGACTAAAGCTTCTTCACCTATGAACCTCGCTGCAAATCTTCTTGAGGATTTCATAGTAATATATCTTCTTGCATACTCAGGTAAATCTTCAAACTGTTGTACTAACACAAGATTTAAGTTAGGTAAATCTCCTGTAAATACATCAGTGTCATTGTCTACATCGTACAAATATCCAGCACGAATGATTAAGTTACGATATCTAAAATCATCGTGAGCATCCGCCTGAACACAATTCGAAGGTAACGGAACTTTATTGTCTGCGTCTTTAGTAAGACTCTTGTTATATACAGTGTTAAAATTCCAACCTTGTGTTTGTATTGACATCGATGTTTCATCTAAAATATTTTTAGCGACAGATACATCAACACTTGTAGTACCTGTGATAGTGTTCACGGGTGCTTCTCCAATTGTTGTAAGCATAATATTTACCGCTTGTAGTTCGGTTGTGGGTGTTATTTGTGTCGCCATTGTTTACCTCATATCTAAAAAAAGGACAGATGACCAGTGGGGTGTTCAGGGTGGCCATGCTGTCCTTAAAATTACCTAGCTGTTTTAGGCTTCTTTGATACCGACTGCAGCCTCTGGTCTTAATACGCCATGTCCCATAGCATATTTAGCAACCATTAAAGTGCCTTGTCTTCTGATATCGTATTCGCTTTCAACACCTAAGTCCATTAACTTAACTGTTCCTGTAGCAGATGGGTGACAGACTAATGCTACATAGTTTGCAAGGTTAACTTGCTGTGGGTTAGACCCACCTTGTGTAGCAGAACCGCCGTCCACACCTGTGTCAGATGAGTTGTCAACTGCAATGTCAGTAAAGTGAGCTGTAGGGATAATATCAATTCCTGCAACTTTTAATACTTTACCGTCTGCAATAGACCCTGCACCTGAGAAATCTACATTAACTACGTTTGTTCCGTTAGCTAATTTGTAATACTCTTCTAACTTCATAAAACATTTTCTTCCTTCTGTTGGAACGAAGTTTTCATCTAATGCTTTTGCAGCGTTAAAGAGTTCTTCAATCATTGCGTCTGCAGCTGTTGCTGCTGTTGCTGATGCGATTGAAGTATTTGTTAGCACTGTACCTGCTCCATATCCTGAATCAGATACGTTAGCTGATGCCTGTGCTGCTTGACCAATAGTTTGTAAAACGTGCTTATCTTTTTGGAAAGCTAATGCTCTTCCAATTTCTGTTGAATAAGCTCCTCTTACGTCGTAGTGGTTTTTAGCTTCTTCGATGTTGCTTAAGAACACTGAAGAAATAAGTAAGTCATTAATTGTAATGACCTTTTCATTGTGGTTTACGTCGTTGCCTGTAATCTCTGCACCTGGTGTATGATAAGATGCACTTACTCTACCCATTACTGGGAACTGAGCTGATTTACCGCTCTGAATCGCTCTGACCATTTCTGCGCCTTCTGTTACAGAAGCTCTTTCAAAAGATGTTAGAACTTCTCCAGCAAAGACTTTCAGAAATAAAGCGTCTTCGGAGCCGCCAGCATTGACTCTACCAACTGATACTGGGGTTGATGCCGCCATAATGTGTCTCCTTTAATCTTTATTTGTGTAAGCCATTACATCCGTTCCTTTCCTATCAGGGTTGTCTTCCGCAGAAGGCCAAGCTATTCCAGTTACTTTAGTATAGGCTAGTCGCCACCTAAATAGGTAGCACGACTATTTCTTTTTCTTTTTGCCACGTAACAAGTCAGCATCTGCTTTTCTTGCACCGCCTTTACCTGTTACAAATGATTTAACTCTTCCCATTGCCCACGCATGAGCAGATGTTTTAGGTCTTGAACCTGAGCTATAGTAAGCTCCGAGGCCACGCTTATACACAGCATCTAATTTAGATTTAGAGTATCTTGAAGCTCCAGATATTCCTGAATACTTTCCTGTTTTTTTTGCTGGCATTACCCTTTGCTCCTTTGTTTACTTATTCTATCCATCATGGCTGGAGTTAATTTACCCGCTTTGTATAATGCACGAGTACGCTTTATCTCACGTTCCCTTGCTGACGGGTTTTTAGCTCCTTTGACATACTTAGTGGGGACACCACCTTTTGTCTTAGGTACTTTTTTAAATTTACGTTTGGTTTTTACTGGCATTACTTCTTCTTCTTTTTACTTGCCATTATTTTCTTTTGTAAAGCTGCTGGTAATTTCTTTTGACTTGCACTCAGTTGTTTTCCACCTTTTGGTTTCTTACTTCCTGCTTTACCTTTTTTCATACTTCCTTTTTTACCATAATGTCCTGGCATAATACACTCCTTCTACCATTTAACTTTATTAGCCCAGTAAGCGGCAGACATCTTACCTTTGGCTATGTTCTTACCATGACGTGCTTTAAATGACTTAGCACGTTTAGTCATAGTTCTGTCACCAGTTTTTCCCTGTTGTCCAAATCGAATAGTTTTTATTTTATTACCTTCTTTAGCGACCACCACATGACTTTTAGTGGGATGGCTAGGAGTACGCTTGGCTTTGTTAAAACCACTTACTCCTACTCTTTTTAATCTAGGGTCTCTTGGCATTATATATTACTGTTCTCCAGTTTAGATTGAACTTCTGCTCTATAAGCTGGGTCAGCAGTGTACCTAGGGTCATTCATAGCAGCTGTAACTTGCGCCCATGATTCAAAACCAGGGCCTACAGGGGCTGATGATTTACCATTAATTAAATTAGGGGAAGTGCCTTCGGCTTTCTGATACTTTGCACTAAGTCCTTCAACAGCAAATTTAATTCTTTCTAAGTCTCTACTGTTCATTGCCTCATTGTAAGTAGACTGTTCACCTTCAGTTAGATTTTCTGCAGCCCAGTTAACCATATCAGTATAGTTATCTTGGCCACCAACTAATGTGTGTACTTCACTTACTTGTGCCATGTACAATGCTCGTTGTCCTTCGATGTAGTCATTGACATATTGTCTTCCTATGCCTACTTCTTCAAAACGCTTGAGTGTCTCTTCAGACAACTCTCCTTTTTCACTGTACTCTTGCTCTAGTGCGCCCATATCCAGACCAGCTCTTTCAACTGCTTTCTCAGCAGCTTCCACTTCCTTGTCTGATGGTACCTCTAAGCTTTCCTCTTTAGGTTTAGCTTCAGAAGTTTCGCCTAATTTCTTTTCAAGTTCTGCATATGACTTTGCTAAATCTTCTACAGACTTAAACTTTTCTGGGAGTCCTTCAATACGGGATTCCTCAGTTGCTTCGACAGGTTGCTCTTCCTCAGGGGCTTGAGCAGGTGTCTCAGCGGATTGTATTTCTACTTTATCCATAACAACTCCTTATTATTATTGTTTGCTTTGTTCTTCCACAACTTTCTGTGTAGTTTCCATAGCTGCTTGTTCCATCTGCGCTTGCTGTTGTTCAGCCATAGCCTGTTGCATTTCTTGTTGCATTTGTTCAGGTGATTTAATTAAACCTTCTACATCAATGCCTATGCCTGTAGCAATACGAGTGATTAAATTTTGTGTGTCTAATGCTTGTACAATCTGTGGGTTTACCTGTGCAATATTCATCAGCTCCATAGTAAACTCACGTAGCTTTTGTAAATCATTGCCTCTACCTAATGCTTCAATACCTGTGATAATAGTTGGTTGTATAGAATTTTTAGGTAACTTCGGTATTTCCCTTGCTTGTGTCATTCTCTTCATTAACACTTGTACTAATGGTAACTGGAACTCTTGAGATAATAATGAGTATATACCACCCATTGATGTTTCTAATTCCTGTGCCATGTATCTAATTTCTTGTGCTGTAACTCTTTCAGCATCTCTTTGGATAGCTGTGTGTAGTAAGAAAGCAAACGACAAACGCTCTTCGAGTCTCGCTGTGGCTCTCTCTACGATAGCCAAATCATACTGCTTTTCAGACTGCAAGCAAGTTACATCTTCTCTTGTACCTGTAATGATATCACCATTACGAGTTCTAGCTAAATCAGATTTTCTAGTTACAGAGTTTGGTTTTACCATGAAGACAACTTTACTAGAGGCTGCACTAGATTCTACCATAGACTGCGATAAACCTTCTAATGACTTAAGGTCTCCAAGAAACTCTTCTACATAGCTTCTACCGTAGTCTTCATTATCTACTCTTACCATGCGTAATGCAAGATAAGGCATTTGTTCTTCAGGTATAATCCCGATTGAGTTTTGTAATTTAATACCTTTTATCTCTTGGCATATGTAAAACTTTTTATTAGCTAATTTATATATGTGAGTAAAGATGTCTAATGACTCATCATCTTTATACTGTCCTGATAACTCTTGACGAACATCATCATCTAAAGCTACTGGTGAAATACTTTCTTTTATAACTATCTCTAATAAGTTACCTTCAGGGTCTCTTCTACAAACATATTGGTTTAGAGGATAGACACGCATATTACCATTCTTAGGTAAATAACAAAGTACATTACCACCAACAATTAAATGTTTTAGTGCTTCAAATACTGATACACGAAGAGCTAACTGCTCTATCTTCTTTTGTATTTCTCTTTCAATTTTAGATAAAGACCTTTCTACTTCTGCAAATAATTCTTTCTGTTGTTCTAATTCTTGTTTGGCTGTTCCACTTAATTGGAATCTAAAAAAAGGTGAGTTAGGTGGTAGTAATAATAATAGCAATTTAGATGCCAGGTTGTTTACACCTCTGGCTCCAACTGATTGATATGGTGTATATAATTCAGATGATTCTGTGAAAGCTTCATCAGGTATTAAGGCTGGTATAGTAACTTCAGAGCAATCTCTGGCTCTATCAAGGAAGTGATAACGGTCTCTCGCTAGTGTTTCGTAACGATTTTTTGCTGTCTTACCTTCCATTTCAGTATACATTAGGCTACATTAACTCCTGATTGACTTGTGGTAGGAATGTTTAAAGCATTAGCTGTTTGAAGAGCGCCTGTTCCTGCTCTCTTAGCTCTCTTCATTGTGAGTTCTTCGTCTTTCTTTTGTTTCTTTGTAGGTTTTCTAGGAATCAATGGGGGAATTGGTGGTGCTGGTGTAGGTGCTGGAGCTGGACTAGCTGCTCTTTTGCCGCCGCCACCCATTAGTAATTCACCTCTTCACCTGCAATATTTAATGAAGGCATATCTGTTTGTAATGCTTTCGTGCCAGCTTTTTTAACTCTACGAGTAGTCCTCTCAGCACTGAGTGGTTTAATTTCTAACTCAGGTGCTTCGGCTCTAGCTAATGGAGCTGGTGCTGGTATTGGTGGTAAGGGCGCTGGTTTAGGCATACTGCCGCCAAGTAAACTTCCCATAATTGTCTCCTATATATCCTCGCCATCTTGACGAGCTTTCAGTAAATTAATAAAACGAACAACATCTCGCTGTCCTGCCTTAAAATAAATGTGCTTTGTGTCATCCTCTAAGTCAGGCGAACGCTCTGGAAACACTTCATTAAGCATTTTAATTAAGTCATCCACTCGTTCGGGGAGAGTTAAGTCTTTGATTTCACTCATTTTATTCTTCTAAGAAGGGAACCTTAGTTCTACCCAAGGCCCACAAGCTCACAACTGTTACCAGTGCAAGCGAATTCTTGACTCCCTGTTGTGTTATCTTCCTTTTCATCCAAGTCTCTGAAGTCTATATCGGTAGGCATTGTACTTATTGCCTGTTTATATTCGTCTTCAGTTATAGCTTGGTAAGGAGCTTGTTTGTATACATGGTCAAGGGCTGGTAAGAAACTTATACCTGCTACCTCTTCAAAGTTATTGTATACCCATGCACCTACTTCCATCCACTCATCTTCTTTTACACTGACAGTGACAGATGGTTTGTGTTCACACCAGTGTCTCTGATACATCAACCAAGTTTCAAGTTGTTGTAGTGCGGTAAGTGATGAAGTAGTGAGACATCCCCTTGGTGACTCCTGAGGAAATGAGAATACCATAACATCATCTGGTTTCATGACATCGGGTTCGTGTGGTACACCTTTGTCTATAAGTAACTGAGTCAAAGGGTCTTTCATATCCATACGAACTGTACGGATGTAATACTGACTGTATCGTGTATGTATGCCAGAGGCTGAGTCGACTAACTGACTAACCGTACCTGAGGGTTTAACACAGGTAATGGCTGTGGACTGATTTATACCGAGCTGTGAGGAGAGTAGTTGATTGCACTCCACAGCTGTCTCTCTCAACCCACGGAGAAACGATGGGGTAGGAGAGATGGTTAGCCTGTTGTCCATGATGCCAGTGAGGGAAACACCAAGGAGTCTTTCAGCCTCTGTATTTTCTTTCCATATATTTCTTAAATATTTAAAGTCTGTAAGTGTAGATTGAAACGTGCCGAGAATGGTTGCTAGCTTGACTTTCTCTTGTAAACTTTCTTTGGTGTCTTCCGCTCTAACTACAACCTCAGTCAGATTACAAAATTGGTAAGGCCTTAGAATAATCTCAGAACAAGGGTTGGTACCGAACTCATGTTCGACATCTCTTCTCCCGCTCTCGGCAACTTTGTTCTTAGCGGCTTGACGATTAAAGATACCTCGCTCACCGCTCTTACTTTCATATAATGCTTTCCACTCTGACATAAATAGGCCCATGTCAGGTGTACGGGTATAGACAGCACTGTTGTTTGCTAATGCTCTCTGTCCGTTTTCTATCCACCACTGTCCACTCTTTGCTTTACGAACATTGTCATCTTGTATGTTACTCAAAGAGATAAGTGCGGAGCGTCTTACACCACCGACTACCACTACTTCACCTACCTTGCACACTAGGTCGTGGCACTCGATGGCTTCTAATTGGCGACCAGCGGCCTTCTGAAATAATTCAATAGCGAAATCAAACAAGTCAACAAGTGGCTGTGGACCTGATGCCCTACCACCAAATGTTTTTAATCTTGCTCCTGCTGGTCTAACCTGGGTGACATCTATTTTAGGAATCTGACCTGAATATAACATTGCAAGTAATTCTCTAAAGGCGCTCGCCCACCCAGCTTTACTATCTTCAACGACAATAACTGTCTCACTTCTACTAAACTTCTCGGCAACAATAGGCAACTTCTCTACATTGTTGTACTCAACACTAAAGCCGACGCCTGTGCCACATAACAATATATACATCACTTCATCAAAACTTCTTACATCATCAATGGGAATGTAACTACAGTTGTAGCCAGCTGTGTGGTCTCGCTGTAAAGCAACACCAGCTGTCATCAAGGCTCGCATACTTGGCATGACTTGTAAGCTGGCCACTGCACCCTCAAGCTTTTGCCTAAGAGAACCCATGTTGTAATTAAAATTAGTTTCTAAATGACTTTCCATAAAGTCAAAGTATCTTCTCACTGTTTCATGCCATGTTTCCCTGCGTCCGATGGACTCATCGTATCTGGCATAACGAGATGTATGTATGTATTGTTGGTATATAGTAGGTAAGCTCATATTGTCTCCTTAAAATTATCTATTAAAAATTCGACATAGCGTTTTGCTTTCTGTAAGTCTTCCAACTTTCTAGTATTCGAGGAGTTCTTTGTTCGCCAACGACAGATATATTTTATTACATTACCTTCTGCATATGGTAAATCATTCTTCATGATAAACTCAATAGGCTCAATAGTGTAATCTTTATAATACTTTGGGTTGTTTATATCTTCCATAACTTAACTGCTCCTGTTGTGTGGTCATACTCGCCATGTCTTAGAATACGAGCCACACGGGCTTGTTGTAATATTTCACCATCAAGGTAGTCTTTCTTCTTATAAGCCTTGACGACTCTAGCCCAGTTGTCTACGAGGGGAACCTTAATATCTAACAGTTTCTCAGCTGTCTTTACCCCTATGCCTGGACACCCACTGTACCCATCAGTCAAGTCACCTGCAAGTGTTTGAATGAGGAACCAATAGTCTGCCTGAGCTTTGTTTACTTCTTTGATAGTCTTACCATCACTGCTTAAGAGACCAGGTATTTGTTTCAAGTCTTTATCAATAGAAACAATCACTCGCTCTTCCTCAGCTGGTTCAGTAGATAGGATACCCATGACATCGTCAGCTTCAAGTCCATCATAGGTGACACCATAGTGATGTTCAAAGATGTACTCTCTTAACTTGCTGAATACTAATGGCTTTCGTTTGTCTTTACGATTACCTTTGTAGGATGGCATGATATCTTTTCTAAAATTAATTGCATCAGTCAAGCACACAATGTAGTCGTCAGCTTCTAACTCAGTTAGTAAGTTTGAGATAACATCGTCTACCTGTACCTGACATACTTTCTCATCCGAATGTAGAGTCCATAACCCATCGCCCCAATGAGTTTCTACCTCATTAGCCATTGCAACTTTGTATAGTACAATGTCTCCATCAATTAGTAACTGTCTCATTTAGGCACCTTCGGTAAATTTTTTTTATCAAATAAATCTTTAAGTGGTATGAGTATGAATTTACTTTTATTGTAATCACCACCATACCTAGCTGTGTCCATATATTTTTTAGCCAATCTCTTGACTGTCTTAGTATCAAATATAAGTCTGCAGTAATCATCATCACCCAATGCAAGTATCTGTATCCAGTAGTCTGCCTTGGTTGTCATGATACCTGATGGCTTTCCGTAACTCTCTATCTCTAAACAGATGTTACCACTACGAAACCACCAGTCTCGTTCTGTTTTAATTTCTGCCTTTGTCTTCTTGGCATCAAGGATTGCAACAATTCTATTCTCTCTGTCCAATCCATATTGTAAGTCTTTATCAAAATCAGGGTTGCCCTTCTTTCTCAATGTGTTTCGCTCCAGTTGTTACCCACGTTGTATTCCCCTGTTAACGGCAGTCGTATATCAAAGTGTTTACCTGTGCGAACGATGGAGTCTACAGCTATCTTTCCTATGTCCTCAGCTATGTCAGCTGGACACTCTACCTGTATCTCATCGTGTACCCAGATTACCTGATGTACTCCTGTATATTTAGAAATGGCTTTGCGGAATTCAACTAACCATTGCTTACACACAATCGCTCCACTTGATTGGAGTAGTGTGTTAAGTGCAGCATGAGGTGAACGGACTTTGACTTGTCTCTTATCTAACCCAATGAGGTATCCTCTGTTTGCTGCTGTCTGCACATCCTCAATAAGTTTGTTAAGAGCGGGTAAGTTGTTTAAGAATCGTGTTTTTATTTTACGAGCCTCGCCCACTGACTTACCTGTTACTAGGGCTATCTTCTTTACTCCACCACCGTACAAGAAACAATAGTAAAATCTCTTGGCTAAATCTCTGGAGTCTAATCCAGCGAGTGTCTGAGTCTCAGTATGTATGTCACCATTCAAGACAACATCAGCATACTTACCCTCATCGTAGCGAGCCATATAATGCGCAAGCATACGAACCTCTAACCCTGAGACATCTATTCCCACGAGTTTCTTGGTAGGTGGTACAGTAAATAAAGCACGGCACTCTCTCCCATACGGAACAGATACGCTGGGAATCTGTGCTAGGTTTGGATTGGAATGTGAGGCACGGCCAGTGACAGTGGAGTTTGTATTACAAGTTCCATGTATCTTACCGTCTTGTTCCCATTTCAACCAAGCCTGTGCGCCTGTTGCAAGTTGTGATAGTCGTTTCTCTAATAAGAAATGTTCACACAACTTCTCTGCTTCTGGATAAGGTAGACGAGAGAGTATACTCTCATCAAGCTTTGGCTTACCATCGGCAGTGTATTCTTCTGGTTTCCAGTTATGTAACTCAATCAGTCTGTCAGCAATGTGATGACGACTGGATGGGTTGAACTCTACCTCTTTCTCTTTGTAGATAGTTACACCTTTGACATACCCTCGTGTCTTGTTGTTGACTCGTGGTGTAAATGGTGTTCGTTCTATTTTAGGTGGAAACAATTCTTGTAACTCATCTTTGATAGTGAGTAGTTTAGCATTGAGTGTTGAATATAACTCAGCGGCTTTCTCTTTATCAAAAGTAAAACCATGTTGTTCTTGTTCAAAGATTAGCTGGGCAACCTGATGCTCTAACTGCATCGCTGGTTGTGAATAACCTTTGTGTTCAATTCGTTTGTATAGACTGTAAGTTACTTCAACATCTTGCACACAATACTCAAGCATCTCTGGAGTAAACTTCTCAAACCCTAAATCAAACTGTGCTTTGTAGTCGCCTATGCGGTGGCCCCATGCTTTGAGACTATGTCTGCCAATACATTCCTTGGGAAAGTTTTGACGAGCAAAGTCAGACTCAGCTACATCAGGGTATACCAGTCTAGTGGCTACCAGTGTATCAAACACAGTTGCATTAGATGTATAGTTAGTTAACTTTTTTAGTACAGGGATATCAAACTTAATAATGTTATGCCCTATAATTAACTCAGCCTTGGACAGTAAGTCCACAGCCTCATCCACGGATGGTGTAAGTACTTCACCTGTCTCAATGTTCTTGAGGACAATGCAGTGTATAGTATCAGTTACATCAAGTAACCCGTTTGATTCAATATCAAAACAGTATTTCATATCTTTGTCCTTAAAGTTTTCATACCAACAATATTGGCTGTTGGTATAGTTGTGGTGTTACCACACTCATTGATAACTTTATTATTTGTAAAATTAAATTCACTTGCAATAACTGTGGTAAGTAGGTCATGACGAATTATCCAACCGACTGTCACACAATTAACTGGTTCTCGTTTCTTGGCATCGGTTAACTCACTCCACTCTGCCTGCGATACAATATCTTTCCAATAGCAAATGACTAATTTGTAGTCACACTTAATGTGTCCCTTTAATTTCAATTTGTAATCTCCATGCGGCTTCATCACCTGACTCTCTTAAAGCACGGATAGTCGCTTTGACAATAAGAGCTGTTGGTTTGTCGGGTACAAAGATAGTAACTTCATCATCTGGTTGCTCATTAGCTGTGGCCAATGCGGCAAGGATGACATCACCCCATTCGAGTTCTTTCTCAAAACTCATTGGATGCCTCTGCCTGTGCAAGACAACCTGTGTCTAGGTTATAGTGCAGAGTGCAAGCTTTACCAGTCTCTCCTGAAAAACGATTCTTGAGTATGTGTAACTGGGTGATGTTATCTTCTGATTGTAAGTCTCTCTGCATTGAGATTATTATATCACTAAGTTGTCCGATGGATGCAGAACCTCGCAGACTATTCATAGAGACAGCGACTCCATCTTCATAACCCTTGTTACCCTCAGGTCTTCTTAGATGTGAGACGAGTATAAGTCCTATGCCAGTTTCTTCTACAAGTGTCCTCAACTTAGTTACAGTATAATCTATTAACTTTCTTTCGTCAGTCATTTCTTCTCCCAGTGCAGAGAGAGCAATGTGTAGGTGGTCTAAGATAACGAAGTCTACACCACAACCTTTTGCTAAGTATCTAATCTTAGATATCAAGTTGTCAGAGGCGGTCGACCCAAAATGGTTGTATAAATAAAACTTCCCTGAGCCAACTGTCTCATCAAAGACTCGCTTCATCTCTTCCTCTGTTACACCTTCTCTTGTTAGATGCAGTGGTTTGTTCAGTGCGACACCCATTACACCCAGCGCACTTCGCTTCACTGATTCCTCAAGAGCGATGTATCCTACACCAAAACCTTGTTGCAATAAATGTAAAGCAACATGACGACAGAAGCTACTCTTACCTATACCACTACCAGCAGTAACGGTGACGAGTTCTGCTTTTCTCAGTCCATGTGTTTTTACATTCAACTGTGCAAAAGGATAATCAACAGAAACATAATTATCTTCCTGTCTAATTTCATTCCATATGTCTTGACCAGACACAATGCCATCAGGACGGTAGGCCTTACTTGCCCAGATACAATCTACAAGCTCTTTAGTTTTATTAGCTGCTAACATTTCGTTAGCATCTTTCAATGGCAGTTGACAGACTTTGGCTTTATTTGGACTAAATAACTTTGCACATTCTATCGCAGCTTTCTTGCCTACTTCATCCTGGTCAAACATTAGGACGACTGACTCAAAGTTTTCTAGCCAGTCTAATTGTTTTTGTATATCTCGTTTGGCTCCTTGCGCTCCTGACTTAACAGAAACGACAGGCCATTTGTTGTCTTGTACTTTAGATACTGACAGAGCATCAATCTCTCCCTCAGTAATTACTATCATCTTACCTTTATCTCTCCATAGGTTCTGCCCAAAGAGTGTTGCATCCTTAGCATCACCAATCCATTGGAAAGTTTTATCAGGGTATCGTAACTTCTGTGCTACTAACTCGTTGTCTTTGTTGTAGTAGTTGGCAACCTGTACTGGTCTGCCCTTGTTACTTGATACACCGTAGTGAAACTTTTGTAATGTTGTTACATCTAAGTGTCGTTTAGGTAATTGTCTTATGTCATATTGTAAGAAATTTTTGTCCACATTTTTCACTGGGTTTAATATATCCTTTTCATTTGTAATCACACCACATCCAAAACAGTAAGTGTGTCCGTCACTGTATACAGCTACATTATCTTTGGAGCCGCAGTTATCACATGGTGCATGATGTAAAAATTCACTTTCCATTTTTCATAAACTCCTCTACATTAAAGTGTGGCTCTTTTGTTTTAGTGACATCATTGAGACCGAGGGTAATGAGTTGTGGGTAATCAGTTTTCAGTTGTGTGACCAAGGTGTTCAAGGAGAAAATTTGAACAGAAGAGTAATTGAAAAATGATTCCCCGTTACTATCACTACCCCCGATAAGACATACTCCTAACGAGTTGTTGTTTTTTATAATAGAGTGGCCGTCCTCAAGATAGGCACCAGCATCTGTAATGCTTCGCCCCTCTTCTATGACACCATCACGAGTGATGACATAGTGATACTTAGTGGCTAGGTATCCTTTCTTTCTGTCACGGATACTTAAGTCTTTCACTGTTAGATTCTCTAGTGCCTGTGTGTTTGAAGCACACACAATCAAGTATCTAATCTCTCGGTGTTTCATCTATCCACTCCTTTGGTATTGTCTTGTCTGCATATATAAATCCGTACTTCTCACACCACATACCATAAGTAGTCTTGGACTGCTTACTGATACGACTGCGAGAGTTACTAAATATAAATCTAATATCTAAGTCAGGATGTTGTGCTTTTACAAGTTTCATTTTTTGTCTGTCTGCTGTTGTGAACATCCCTTTTGTTTCAATAAAAATTTTCTGCTTAGGTAGATAGAAGTCAGGTGTATAAGTATGGGCCTTTTGTGGTTTGATATATTTGAGTTTCGTTTCCTCATACTCAAAAGTGATTTGAGCTTTTTCCAACTCATCTGCAATCGCTTCTTCAAGTCCACTACGAAACCCATACTTTAACCCTACCTCTTTAGAAGTCAGCTGTTGCTGTCTCTTCTTCCTGTAATACTGTTTCTTCATTAGCTGTGTCCTTAGCGGTGTATCCATCGTCTATTGCATCAAAACCATATCCAGTGGCACCGTCTCCACCTTGTACTAACTTAATGACTTGTACAGCTCTCAACCTAAGTGACACCCCAGCGCCCACGATAGCTGTGTAGTACGGAACTATGTCAGCACTAACCTTCAGCTCACTGCCTGACCACACATCTGTGTCAGTCATCGGTGTCCCTTGGCTGTCAAAGATAGCAACCTTGTTAGGTATAACTGAACCATCTTTAGAAATGATTTCAGCTTTTGTTTTGAACTTGAATATGATGTTGCCTGTCGGCTCACCATTGTCATCAAGCTCTTCCATGTAAGGTGGGCTACCCTCTTTAATCTTCTTACCTTTAGCGTTCTCTTTAGCAAGAGTAAGACTTTCGGCCATTGCTTTGTCTACCATCTGCATTGCATTGGTAGCATCTTCTCTGGACAATATCAGATTAGTTTTGAAATGTCCAACAGCATCGAATCTTGTGTCTGGTTTTATTAACCAGGCATACTGTGCTACACCTGTTGGTGTAACCATTCTTGTGTAATTTTGTTTAGGCATAAATATATCTCCTTATGTCTATGACGGGTACTAAAGTCTAAGCAAAAAAGAAATCACATTCAGATAGTTTGGTAACTTCCAGTGTGCTTTGTTCAGGCACATTAGGTAGCGACTTTAGTAACTTCTGATTTTGTATTTGTGATTTCACTTCTTCGAGAAAGTCTTCCAGTAAATGTGTGTTATCAAATATCTGGATGAATCCCTCTTTAATTGAGTCGATGAGTGTTTGCATATCGCCAGCAGTTGTGCCAAACGAATCGTGTACCGTTGCAAAATTGTTGACACCTTTGCTGTATGCGATGTTAACAGTTCTCATCATGGCACTGCTATCCAAGCTGTGTATAAAGTTAGGTGCAATACCATTACTCATTCTAAGTTTATCCATCTTGTCAGTCTCCTCATTGATACGAGGCTTGAACACCTCACCCATGAGCATAGTCTTGACTCTCTTAGATTTCATAGATGGATAGAACTGTTGGACATAGAATCCTGTCGGTGTAGTCCAGTGTATAGGTAAGTCATCCTTAGCTACAACCTTGGCCACATCCTGTAAGAATCCCATGCCAACCTTTGCACTACCTAACTCTTGCCTAAGTGAATCCCAGATGAGACCACTAAGGAACGAGGCACTAGGCATAGGGTTGATACCAAAGGGATGTTGTTCTCCCTTGTCTGCTCTCTTCTTTAAATCCTCAAGGACAAAGTCAGAGCAGGAGTATCTTGTACTACCATAGACTGATGTCATGATAGCCCTCTTGACTGTACTTCGCTTGACTCCATACTTTAACCAAAGGGGAGCCAAAGGATTGTTACTCTCCTTAAGTTTATCTATGACAGAGTTAGCTAGTTGTTGATACACGTCGGCGGGTTTATCTGCGGGGACAACATTCACTAACTTACCTGAATACTCATCCTTGAGCAGTAGTGAATATAGCTGTAAGCCGTTGCAACTCCCGTCTACACTAACTGGTAGGTGAGATATAAACCCGTCTCCGTGTTGTAAATAGTCTCGCCACTCAAGACAGAAAGCTAGGAACTGGAAAGGTTTGTCTGCATCTTCCCACCATCGTTCTTCAATAGGTGAATTAGCACAGGCAACAATCTTATCCTCATGTTCTTGTACCCAGTCTACCCTGTCCTCGAGTGACACTTTATCATTACCAAACATATTCGCACCGTGCATTGCTAGATAGAACACACCGTTATTATCTTCAGTAATAGGTTTACCCTCGGCAAACTCAAGCAAAGCTTTACTTGCTGTGTTGCCCTGATAATTTAGAAAGGCTGGTACACAGTAAGCACGACCACGAAAGTCTAGCTGTACTGGAAACCATATCCTATCATGTTTCAAGAATCGTTTGGCCAACCATAATATCTGATTGAACAACAACACCTTGCTACCATTTATCTTGTTAGCTGTGTGTGCTGTCGCCGCCAAATTTCTCCAAGCCTTACGAGCTTCGAGATTGGTGTCAATATCATGTGGCTTGTTAGGTATGTCCATGACTTCTGTCTTGGGTACTTCCGCTCTACCTGGATAGTTAGTCCAGATATCTTCCATGACTTCATAGATACCTACATTGATACGAAAGGGTGTCTTCTGCATTGTGTTAACTGCTTTGTACACCTCTGGCATATCAATGTTTCTTAACTCTTTCTTGAATCGTTTGTTCTTAACCTTGACTAAGTCTAGCTTAGGTAACAGGTTAGTAATATACCCACCACCCTCGACATCAGTCCAGTCTTTCGGTGGCATGATGGTTGGTAGGTACTCTGGATTGAGTAACTCGGTATGTGCTTCTCGCTTGGATATCCACTCCAGAGTCTTGGCAGTATGCCTAAGTATCTTTCGTTTCTTACCTCGCATGGTTTCCGTACCGACTTCTAACAGTCCAGTAGATTTTATCATTAAGTCAATAAAGACATTACCGACTTGTAACTTCTCATTGGTTGACCACTTTAACCACTGCCCGTTGTCATCTCGTAAGGCAGACTCACGGAACTTCCTTCGTCTGTAGGCATAGTTAAATGTTCTCTTGTCTAAGTTTCTTTTTACTGTAGCGAAGAGCTGTGGGTTTGCTTCTGCAAATGTTCCCATAGCAACTTCAGTTTCAATCTTCTCACCAAGTGAGATGGCTGTGGCAGTCAATGCTTTCTTCATCGTAAGTGTATTGATGATATGCTTTGCTACTATAACCGCAGTAGTCTCTGGCTCTATGTCCTTTGTCATAACAAAGGCGATATGCGGTCGACCTATGCGGGAGTCATTGTAAAAATCTACAATGGCCTGTGCCAATGGTTGAATAGTTTGAGAGACCATAGACTTACCAGCACTAGTTATGCTGGACTCGTTTCTCTCAAGGTGAGACAGTCGTCGTCTTCGACTTCTCTCGATACCACGATTCAACATCTCCTCTTCGTGAGTGTGTTCGATACAGTAATCTAAGGACTCAAATTTATCTTGTGACATATAATTTCTCCTTTAGTATCTACAATGGGTACTTAAGTCTTGCTCCACCACCACGGTCGTGGAACTCCTTTGTCCCATGTGGCAATGTCTGCTTTCTCTGCCTTGTAGTAGGCACGGTATGCTTCGACAGCACTAGGTTGCTTGTATTTGTCGGGCATACATTGTGGAAAGGGTGTTAGTCCCTTGTCCTCTAAGTTGTCTGGCTCTGGTAAATCTTTGACAGCAACCCATGACTTATGGTCTGCCTCTGGATTGTATCGCCAGATGTATTCGTTGTTAAGCCAACGGCAATACTGGTAGACATATCTATAATTAGACAACGACTCGCCACACCAGAGGCGACACGGGTGGTTCTTGTGTGTCGTTTTATATGGTGAATCATGTCCCAATATATTCAGTGTACTACATAGCAACTGTGCTGACTCAAGTATCATCTTGATGACATGCTTGTCGCAATGATAGGTAGCACTGATAGCTGGCTCTTCATGAAGTATGAAAATGTTCATATCAAATCTCCTCTATATATTTCTTTGCTTCGGCCTTGGTCTCGAACTCTTTTATCTTACTATACTTCTTGTCCGTTTGCAACCACACAGCCCAACCAAACTTGACTCGCCTGTCGGCATAGTCTACATGATAGCCATTAGCTCTATCATTTCGTTTAGCCCAATGTGCTTTCTTCTTTACTTGGATAGTCTTAGCTCGTTTCTTTAAGTCGCCGTAGCCATCCTCTCGCCTAGCCTGAAAGTATCCTGACATTACTCTTTCTCCTCTATCCAACCTCTTTGGATATACTCTTCTCTTGATTCAAGATTATTCATTTCTTTCTCAACAAAATAATCAAGTAACCCTTGTTTACCCATGTATTCAAGGGCATAATCTTCGAGACATTCTTTTATTTGTTTTAAATCTCTCTCATTAAATTCACTCATATTACTCTTCACCCCCTTGCTCTTCATTAAAAGCTTTGATGTAGTGGTACTCAAGCCAGCCTTGCCCGTAGTTAATAAGCTTGTAGCCCTTGTCAACTAGCTCTGCTATCTTAACCTGTGCATTGTGTACTGACTTTTGATTGTCAACTTTCCAGCTGACTTTCTGAATGTCTTCGGGCAACAAGTCCTGTCGCCCCTCTGCATTGTATGCTTTGTGTCGTCTATAGTTCCTGCCCATGCTCTGTCTCCTCTGCTGGTTCGTAGTCGTAGTATTCGTACTCGTAGTCAGACTCCGCTAACATACGAGCCTCACGGGATGGGAACCCCATCTCGATATACTCCTCGTACTTATCCATAATAAAATCTTGCTTGTTACTGCTCATGCTATAACTCCTCGACTCCATAGTCTATCTTGAGTCTTACCTTTTCTTCATAGGTACCGTTCTCAAGGATGTCGTTTACCCAGTCGTAAAGAATAAACTCATCCTCATTAAGCCAGTACCCAGTCTCACTGTATATATCAAATATATCTAACTTAAAACCTATCATTATATCTCCTCGCTTTTATGGTTGTCGCTCGCATAGTTTCTAACTTGAACTACTTTTAAACCTACTTGTTCTATAGTCTTTAACATCTCAGGTGTAAAAGTTTTAGTCCCTGTTAGTTGTAGTAAAGTTTCTGCCCTGTCATCTGCTGGGTAATATCTTATATTCCCGTAAACTTCTCGTCTATATACTCTAATGTCCATTCGTTTCTCCTTGGTCAGTTTAAGGACATGACCAGGTCATCTATAATGGGTACTTAACTACTTCTTCCAATGTCTTGGAGTAGCTAAGGCAATTCGTTTGGCTACACCTGTTACAGTTGTAGTCTTTGCTTTCTTGCGGATTTTACCCGCTGTCTTCTTACGAACATTTTTACCTGCTCTCATTTTTCACCACCTCTCTTATGTATTTGCTTACCTCTGTAATGCCATACTTCTTTAATAGGTACGACACTATCGCTATTTGATAAGCGGGTAAGTCTATAATCTTTACACTGTGTATCGTCATATTAATGTTACTCATTAGATTGCACCCCCCATGATTGATACGGCCAGCCAACATAGCAAGCCTATAAAAATAATTGTTACTTTCATAATGTTTTCTCCTTGCCAGTTTTAAAGGGACTGGCTAACCCTTTTGTTTTTGTTTGTTTATCTTTTTGCTTTGAGTGGTCTTAGTCCTAGTCTCCACCAGGTTAGGTCATCGTCTATTGTGTCGTTTTTGTAGACAGTGTTTGTATGAGTGTCGTAAAGGCCTGGAATCTCTCTGTTCCAGAGGTATTCTCTGTCTTCGCGATTCTCTCTTTTTGGAGACCAACCGCCACACTCTGAATAATCAAATTGTCTGTACTTGCAATATGTGCCGACATAAGTCGCTTTCATTCTCTCTGACTTCTCCCAGTAGCCGTCAGCTTTTGTCTGACCTCTACCAAAAGTTTTCTTGTTACCTTTAACACCGACAACCTTTGGGACAATGTCTGTAATATCCATGAAGTATGGTAAATCAATCTCTTCGGGTTTTGGTGGATTCTCTCTTAGCACACTGACAAAGTCGCCATCGTTTCCAATGGAGCCGTACTGATAGTATAAAGCGGTTAGCCTTATTTTGTGTTTTACCAGTAGTGAAGCTTTTTGCTTTAGTGTTCTTTTGTAGTCACTTTGTGATGTTGAACAGATTTTTAAGTTGTCACCAAAGCGGGACAATGTAGGCAAGTTCAGAATATTTCTCCTACGACTAAATTCTAGATTGTTGAATATATCTGAAATGTCATATCTCTTATCGTCGGTGTGACGGTAACCGTATATAATGTCATGGTCTATGCTGTCATGGTTTGTAACATAATTGACAAACTCAATGGCTAACATTCTCTCTAGTTTGGGATTGATAAACCCGCCTCTAGCTCTTACCTCAAGCAGTCTCTTAAGCTCGTTATATTCAAGCTCAATTCTTGCCTCAACTTCTTTGAGATACTCTCGGCAAACACCCGTATTGTAGTGGTGTATATCTTCCCCGTTAAGCTCTGTCTCTTCGATAAAAGCCTCTTTAGCTTGGCTTAATACCTCGTCAAGTTCTAGGCTGTGCAAACTTTGCAAGTTGTCGCTTGACATAGTTTTCATCGCCTCAAGTAAAGTCTCTTTGATGATGGCTTTTGCCTCATCGGTGTTGTGTTGTCTTCTCATAATATTTTCTCCTTTTGTGGTAATATCCACTGACAAGCCCTATCTTATCATAGGACTTGTTTCGATGTCAATACATCTCGTCAGAGTGGCTATAGTTTTTGTAATTGTTTACTTTTATATTGTTTAAAACTGAAATTACCGTCTAAGTCATATAACATCTCAATCATACTTTTAACAACATTGTAAATCTCAGCTTTTGTACCGCTAAGACTTATGTCAGTCTCTCCCCCGCCTTTGCATACTCTAACAAGTTGACAATATCCGTACCTGTAAGCGATATAATATGTACCCTCATTTTTAACTAAATTATTGTCGCCGTCTCTGTAAGGCTTATACACTTCGTTAGGTAATCCTAACCTATTATTTAAGCCTCTTACTTTATGCTCTAGCATTTCTTTTGTTATTCTCATATTGTTTTCTCCTAGTGGTATTAACCCTTTGGGTGATTATCCACAGACAAGCCCTATATTATCATAAGGCTTGTTTCGATGTCAATACATCTCTTCAGTGTGGCTATAGTTTTTATTTTTATTTGTTTTTTAAATCTCTTAAAAGTCTGCGATAAGTTTTTAACATTCCTTGTGCCATTTCTAAATCTTTTTCTGCCTTTTCAGCTTCTCTTAAAATCTTTTTTAAAGCACTCACCGTTGCCTTTTCTTCCTCAATTACTCTTTCTGTTATTTGTATTGCTTCTTGTGTTGTCATTTTGTTTCTCCTTGGGATGTAACCCTTTGGGTGATTATCCACAGACGGCCATTGCTTGTCAGGAACTTCGTTCCTCTAGGCCGTTTCGCTGTCTCTACAGCTCGTCAGTGTGGCTGTTAGGCTTCGGTTGCATATACCTTATGGGTGATTTTAATCATGCGGATTAACTCTCTATAAAACCCCTCAAGATAAAGCTCGCTGAAACCATACTCTTTAGTCTCTGGTAACTCAAGATTCGTGCAAAGGTCGATAACATCCTTAAAGCGAAAGTTAATAATTCCGTCGTTTTTTAATCGACATAGACTTTTAAAAGCTCCGTCGATGTTAGCCTTAACTTGCTTGATTGCCTGTAGTTGCTGGGAGTGTTTGCTTCCGTGTCTTGAGGTGTAGTCTTCCCAGTCCCAGTCCTCAGAATGAACCTCTAGAAAAAATCTCTTAGTGCTTGATTTGAGTTCAAAATCTACCCTATCTAGTTCAAGGTGTGTGTTTAGTTGGTCTTTAGTTAATAATGTTTTCATGATGTATTCTCCTTTGTACTTAACCCTTTGGGTGATGTGTACATTTCGGCCAATAGTGTGGCCATCATCAGTTAGGCTGTTAGCCTAAGATGTACATACGGTACAAGAACAGTAAAAGGTTTTATCTAGCAATCTGTGTCCGACTATGTCTGTTCGCCTCGTGGGTGGCCTTTCCTAAAAAGGACATTTACGATTGACTACCTAGTTACCTTGTTCTCCAAACTCAAGCCTTGTCTCTGGCTTACTTCGTTTCGTTTCCATACTTGCAGTCTGTTTCTGGCCCCAGTATATCTTGCCTGGTTTTCAATAGCTTCTGCTTGTTTCCAAGTGGCTGAGCCTTTGTGTCTGTGTTGTTGTTTACTGCCATGTTTAAGATTAAATCAGAATATGAAACAAAACACAAGCTTTTTTTTTCACTAATTTTTTTTTGTCAATGATTACAGAGACTTACGAAAGAAAATAATTTAAAATTACCTTATGTTATAAAGTAACATTTCCTAAAAAAATAGACTAATTACTACCTTAATTACTACCTTAATTACTACCTTTATTACTCCTTTATTACTCCTTTATTACTCCTATAAGTACCCTATAATAAGAGGTGTAAAAGGGTGATGAATGTATTACTCTATATGGTGCAACAGGGTTACTCTAAAATGGGAACCTAATTCATGTTATGATATAACATAACAAGTCAGCCTGAAGAGGAATCCCAAAGGGAGCCGAAAAAAACAGTACAGCAGACACAAAGAACAAATAAAAATACCGCCAAGGTTTCGTTATATTATAACAAAAATCCCCTTAGGAGTTCTCCGTTGGTCGCCCTTTGGTAGTGCCAGCCTCATTCTCGCACATGTGGCGAATCGCTACTATTATAATAGGCGGTGCAACGGGGGAAGCTTCGCTTCGCTATGCGTATATAAGGGTCTCAGATTTTTTCTACAAATTATTCAGTATCTCAGAAAGCTCCTCGGCTCTCCCTGGGGTCTGCCTAGCCCACCTTGAATCCAGCATTTCGACTGCAGCTTTCTTATAGTTACCCTCATTGAGGTACTTAAGAGTCTTCTTAAACTTGCCTACACCTTTGGTTCCCATTTGGAATACCATTTCAGTTACCACATCAAAGGCTGCTTGAGGTACCTTATCAGGACTTACGAGGGTTTTTGCACCCTCTATGGCCTTCATAATGTCATTATTGAGGACTTGTTCCCAACCTTCTACAGTCGTCGGAATGTCCTCTCCAGGTAGTATCTTATGTCCATATCCACCTGTTTGAAAGTCTTCTACTATCTTTTCACCGTCAGCTGTAGTGTACTCAAGGGTATATGGCTTAAGTTTAAAACCTTCATTCTTCTTTATTCTTGCTACTAATTCTGGGTTTAAATCCATGAGTCACTCCTAGGGGTTCTACCTATGGATTGCTCCATAAATATGTCTAATTCCTCTTGTAATAAGTCTTCTTTGTGCTGTTGAAACGACAATATAGCATCTCTATCCATTCTTTCTACCCAATAATTAGCAGCTATGGACAGTGCATCTATCGCATCGTCGTGTCTTAAGGCGCCTTTGTCACGAGTTATACGAGTCATTTGTCTAAATAACTGGTGGTTTGGTTCCAGTTTAAAGTCCTGTCGTATGATATCTTCGTCTACAACTAGCCTATGTGTGTTCATAATAGGCTCTAAGGTGTCTATAATACGTCTTTCTTTTTGTATATTGTGTCTAACTTCTTCTACTTCACAGGGGTGTATACGGGCTAATACAGGTTTAAGTAACTGTGTAGCCATACCATCACCAAAGTTACTCTCTATAACTATGCTGTTTACCTCTTGAGACTTAGCTACACGGGCTAATTTCTCTAAAGTTTCCTCTGAGTAACCACCGTCCAAGGCTCCAACAGCTGTGAGATATAGTACCCCATGGAGCATTTTAAGTACTGCATAAGCAGTCTTGTCTTCTCCTCGTCCTGCTGGGTCAATAGACATTACAGAGCCTTCAAACTCAGTGTACTCGTCACTCATGTGCATAGGAGCTACATAGTAGTCTCCTTTAAGTCCTACATTGGGTAACTCGCTGTCTAATGCCTTTATTTGCTCTAGGCTAGACGCCCATTGTATGTTTGCAGGGGCTTCTGTCCATGTACTACACCCTGAAACGACAATCAAATCATTTAATTTAAGTGGGTATTTGTTTGCATCAGACATGGTTGTGTCTAACATAAACTGTAAGTTGAATCCACTTCTACCGTAGGATGCTAGTCGCTCCATTAAGTCTACTTCGTTGAACCTTTGAGGGTCCGTTGGGTCCCCTTCAGTACCTTTTTTGTCTATAATATCAGCCAGTTTGTGTCCATAACCAGTTCTTTGTACTGAATCTGGGTACAATGCAGGCCATATTTTAGTCTTAAAACCTCTTTCTTCTAGTGAATTGTACAGTGACATCTCTGTTTGTGGTGTCCCTAGAAAGATAATACGACCAACTTTAGGCTTGATAATAGCATCAAACTCTTTAACAGTCTCACCTAGTCTATCTCTCATCAGTTGTGTCTGTGAGTTGTTAGCAGACTCTACGTCATCTGCAATAATCAAGTCAGCACGACTACCAGTCAGCTGTCCTGTGATACCCATAGACTTAACAGAAGGTGCATGAGAGGCCTGTGCAGGTCCTACATCAAAGCTAACCTTAGATGCTCTTTGGTTGTCATGAGGCTGTAAATGCTCTAGCAAGGGCATCTCGGCTATTAGTCTCTGTGTAAATGTACTGAAATCATCAGCCCTACTTTTAGATGCAGAGACAACTAAGATGTTCCTTTGGGGGTTTAGTAATAGTTGGTGACATACAAATGCCGATGTAATCCATGACTTACCTACACCACGAAACGCTTCTATAACCAGTCTTTTTTCTTTAGACTGCAAATAATCAGCTATATCGTACTGTACAGGTGTTGGCTCAGGTAAATTTAAGTGTTTCCAACATAAGTACAAGAAGTTTTTGAAGTTCTTGACTTTGCTATTCATCATGGTCAAACGGTAAATCGTCTAATATGTTTTGTGCTTTCTGCACAATCTCAGGGTCCGTATATTGTTTACACACATCAAGACATACTTTCATCTCAGATGCAGTTAAATCTTCACCTGATTTTAGTTTTCTATAAGCGTGCATGACCAGTAAAACAGGTAGCTCATCTAACACCTGCTTTACGGTCTCTTGTTGACTCTCGTCCATTATGCACTCCTTAAGGCCAAGCCGCAGTCTCCTGCATTATTAAACTTAACCGTTTACAGCCACCATAAAAGATATGAATAAGCTGTGAATATTCCTACTACGTATAGTTTTTGTATGACTGAAAAGCCTGCCCAAGCAGCTTTACCACACTTCCAGAAGTTTTCTTTCAGTGCTTCGCCGATTGCTTCAGCAGCATCCTCAGAAAAATCCTTAAGTTCAGCCTTAATTTTCTTCTTATCTAACATATATACTCCTAGTTTGCTAATGGATTTTTAAACTGGATTACTTGTGATTCTAACACACCTAATCTTTTGTCTAAATTAGCAATCTCTTTTTGCATAGCCTTGATGTTTTTAGTAGATTTAGATTGCTCTAGTTCATCAAGTCTGTTATTAAACACGCCCCAGGCATAGAATCCACCACCAATAGTAGTGACAATACCTACAAGAGCTATGTATTTTTTAAGTGTTTCCATTAAATCCATTATCTGATACCTCTTAGTTGTTCTTGATATTTATACAAAGGGTCATTTGCAAACATTGCTTGATGGCCTCTAACATCTGTATAAATTTCTTTACTATACTCATCTAAACTACGTAAGTCCTGGTAATCATTACCTAAATATAACGCACGAGTATCTGTGTACTTTTGTTGTGTGTATGTTTGTATATCAGGTTGTGTCTGTGTCATTGCTTGTTGCACAACTTTATTAACGACAGCAAGCTGTGTATTAACATCTTTTATCTTAGTAGCTACCTGTGTATGTACATCTTGTACTGTTATTCCCACACGTTCTGTCTCAGGTTGTTCACCTTCAGGTTCTTTTTGAACTGTTTCCATAACGGTGCCTTGAGACTGTTCAGGTTGTTCTTCCATGAACTCTTCATCCATGGGTTGCTCTGATATTGACATCTCTTTATTTGGTTCTTTATCTTCTGGTTCCTGTACATCTTCAACAATTTCTGGACCCCCAAATGCTTGTAAAATTTCTACTTCTTCAAATTCTTCCTCAAATTTGTTTTCTGTAGCTTCTTCAAAGATAATCACTTCTTCTTCATTTTCAAACATAAATGTGTCCAATTTATACTCCTCGATTATATAATCCATTTTATATTCTTCTTTAAAATCATCTTCCCACTTTGTATCTAACTCTATGGGTTCTGGTTTTGTAAAGTTTTCATAATAGCTTACTGTAAGACTAGGATTTCTCAAGTCTGCACCATAATGTGCTGTACTGTTACTAGACTCGTTAAACTCAAACCTAGCTGTTATTTCGTAGTCTTGCTGACTGTTTCCACCCACAATAATGGTATCAGTATAAGTATCATAACTACAACCATTAAAAGTAGTACAGCTTCCGTCAATTTGTCTTTGTTGTGTAATACTAACCCCATTGTCATCTATCAGTGTTTGTTTCATTATAACATTCTGTGGAATACTATTCCAAAACCAAACATCAGCTCCTATTGTAGAACTAAATCCACCATTTATTTCTTCTTTAGTTAGATAATCATTAAGGTTTATAGATGATTCTACATACTCACCATCAACACCTGCGATAACTTGGTCACCATGCCTATGGTCTACATTTGTTCCTGTCCAAGAACCATCTGTAAAGTTCGGACTTAGTAAGTTGTCTGTTGTCTGGTCGTATGCTTGAACTGCCCATGCTATCAAGAATACAGTTAATAACAAGTAAAAATATTTAATCATCTCCGTACAGGTCTCCGTAGCTAGTATCTATCTTTTTAAATACTGGCTTACCTGAATCTATAATTTTTCTTTTTCTTAATTTTTCTACATACTTATCATAGTCTGGTCTTTCTATGTCATACTTTTCCCACTGTGCTTGAGCCTCACCAGCTATCTTGCCTTCAAAAGGGCAAGGCGTGCCTGCGTGTTCCATAGCACTAAATACTCTGTCATCTTGGCACAGTATACTAATACTTGCTACTCTCATGTTAAAGTCATACAATAATTTACTTAGTTTCATTCTCTCACAGTTTTCATCTGTAATGTAACTTCCAGCTGCCACTCCAAATCCAGTAACTTGCATAGAGCCTGATAGCCCTACGATACACAAGTCTTGTGAATAGCTGCTCATGCTAGGTGCTATAGCAGACCCTACAGGTATTGCGCTATTTTTTGTCGTATTCGTTGTACTATTGCTAGTCGTGTTAGTCTGGCCACCGCTGTACGTATTGTTAGTAGTGGAACTATAACCACCAGAAATGGAAGTATTAGAACCACTTGTGTTAGTTTGACTAGAAGTGCTGTAATCATTTGCATTTGCTGCTGCTCCTATTAAAAGTAAAACAATAATTAATGCAAAAGCTGTTTTCATAGTTACTTAGGTTCCCATTTAAGAGATATCCCTGTGTCCCCCTTGAGAGTATGTACTACTTACTTCTTACCAAACATCCCTGCAGCTGGTTTAAGGCCGTAAATAGCCCCAAAGATACCTATGAGTAACCATTGATACCATTGTGGTAATCCGTTAAAATATGCAAAGAATAAATCTAGTTTACCTTTCATATCTGCATCCCCAAAAAATACTGCATATGCCAGTACCAAGATTGGTAGTGATACAATCACGAGAACAAACTCGTCTTTCCATCCATTATTATTATCTGCTCTTACTTGTGCTTGATATTCTATTTCACCTTGTGCCATGCGATACATATGGTTTCTTTCTGCCATAGCTTCAAAGCGTTTTGTTTCTTGTCTTTGTTGAAAAACATTTACTGCTGTAGATATTACACTTCCAAATATTCCAAACATTATAAACCTCTCAACATTAATTCTCTAATAACTATTATCATTTGTGTACCTGCAATAACGGCTACAGTCCATAGAACTTTTTTAATAGCTGATACATCATCTTCTATATGTTTTAGATGATTCTTCTCTATGGTTTCTATCGACTTCTGTATAAGACGCATATCACCTTTGATACGCTCTATCTCTACAGTAAGCTCGTTATTAGTCATCATGTTAGGCATTAGTCTTGGTTATGACTCCCACATGGTTGCTCACAATCGCACTCTGGGTATGTACATTTATCACTCATATTATTCTCCCCCGTTATCTGTAACTGTATTACCATCAGCAATCCATTCTTGTACTGCTTGATAGTCTGAATTTGCTGTGTCAAAAGGCACTGAAGATACTGTTCCATCAGTTTGTGTAACTTTGTAACAGTCTTGCTCTCCCCAGGCATATATAAATTCTACTGTGTTTATGGTTTCTTTTATCATTATAACTCTGCCTCTGCTCTAAAGTAAAACGCATTTAACGTCGGATTGTTTGTTCCCATTCCACCACCAATAGTTTGTGTAACTTGTGTACTCCAACGTGTAATTGTATGTGCTGTGTTACTAGGTGTTTGTTGTCCACCTGGTCCGTATCTAACAAAACCACCAAGGGATGTAATAGTAGGTGTAGCTCTCATAGCTTTAGAATATGTATATCCAGCTTCAGTTACTGTCGCACTTGTAGCCCATCCTGTTGCTCTTAAATCATTTATCTGACAGTATCTCCAACATCTTTGTTCTTGTTCATCATAGCTTATATCTTCAAAATCAGATGCTACACTTCCTAGTTCCCATTGTACTCCTGTAATGTAAAATTCATTACTTGTGCTATCTGCTAAATTTACTTGTCCAACAGCTCTATTAGCATTAGTTTTTGCTGCCCAAGATGTTGCTAATGTGCCAGAAGAATAATTTGTACCTGCTACAAGCCAAAAGAATAAATGAACACTTGCAGAAGTATCATTATCAAATGCTCCTGTTGTATCTCCAGCAAATGTTAATGTTTTCTTTTCCCATGTACTTGCACTATCTATTGTATAAGATTGTGAAATATGTCTTGTATTATCTCTATCTTCTATTTCAACAATATATGTTCCTGTTTTATTTGATTTAACCCAAAAAGATATTGTTGTCGCTTCAGCATTAGATGTACCCTTTTTTAATCTTTGTAACTCGTGTCCTTCAAATCGTTGTTGATGTGTCATAAATGAACCTGCTGACAAACTTGCATTTGCTGTTGTGCAATCCCATTTTGTGGAATAACCAAATCCTTGTCCACTTGGAACATCAGTTGATTGAGATATTGTCCATGTACCTGCTGTACCAATATCCATTAGCCATCTATCTACAGTAAAATAACCAGAACTAGTTTTACCTGTTACGGATGTACCTCTTTGTGCTATTCTCATATCACCATTTATAATTATATTTCTTCTACCAGGATTATCTAGTTTGTCATTTGTGATAGAATCTGCTGCTATTCTTGCTATTGGCAATGTGCCTGTTGTTAAATCAGAAGCACTTGTTGCAGTAGGTGCTACAGCACCCCATGCACTACCACTATATACTTTCATTTCATTTGATGTGGTATTGAAATATAATGCACCTGTAACCAGAGCATCACCATCATTGTCTAGTGTTGGGTCAGAACTTTTAGCTCCTAAATATCTATCATCAAAATCATCATAACTTGCTGCTGCATTTGTTTCACTAGTTGCTGCATTAGTAGCAGAAGTAGCAGCGTTGGTAGCAGAAGTCGCTGCATTAGTTTCAGAAGTTCCAGCATTTGTCGCACTTGTAGCTGCAGCTGTCGCACTATTAGCCGAATTAGTTGCACTAGTTGCTGCCGCTGTCGCTGAGTTGGCAGCATTTGTTTCGGATGTACCTGCATTAGTCTCTGAGGTTGCCGCATTAGTTGCACTAGTTGCTGCATTAGTGGCTGAAGTTGATGCCTCAGATGCTTTAGTTGTAGCTGTTGTTGCACTCCCACTAGCACTTGTCGCACTAGAGGCTGCTGCTGTAGCAGATGTGCTTGCTGCACTAGCTGAGGAACTTGCATTACTTTCAGAAGTAGATGCGTTTGATGCTGAAGTAGCCGCATTGGTCTCTGAGGTTGCTGCATTTGTGGCTGAAGTTGCCGCATTAGTCTCGCTAGTTGCCGCATTTGTAGCCGATGTGGCTGCATTTGTTGCACTTGTGCTAGCATTAGATGCCTGTGTAGTCGCTGTTGTAGCACTATTAGAGGCATTAGTTGCACTTGTAGCGGCATTGCTCTCTGATGTAGAGGCATTGCTTGCACTTGTAGCTGCCGCAGTTGCACTGTTAGCTGCATTAGTTGCTTGTGTAGTTGCAGCTGTTACTTGTGAAGTCGCTGCTGTTTCAACCCATGTTTTTGTAGCTGCATCTTGTGCAGATGTTGGGTCACTTACATTTGTAATTCTTTTACTTGTGGCATCCCATTGGAAGTTCACTGCTGATATCTTGATAACATCATCAGCATCATCGATAGCCTCTTGTGCCATGAAAAATGCCTGGTCTGAGTCTGTGTCTAAGTCGCCTTCTGTAAGAACAGAGCCTGACGTATAGTCTACTAGCT